GCACCAACTCTACCACAGACCGGCCCCTTTCGTTTTGGTCTGCAGCCGTCCCTGGCCGAGGGTTACTACGCACCCCACGCGGGTCAGTCAGCAAGTGTGCGGTGACCAGCCGCAACACCCGGCCCCGTTAGCGCACGGGACAACACTCGGGAGTGTGCCGGACCCCCCACCAACCTTAACCTATAGCTTTTTGTGTTGCTAAGCTAATGCCCACTTCTTCAGCTAGGGCAAATGACACCCGCAAGAGCCAACGACTCACGCGCGGGCCGCTCCGCGCCGGGACAGTTACCCGGTCGGCAGCTTTCGCCACCTCGCAGGCGTCCGCCAGGCCAAGAACGCCCCCAGCGGGACGCACACAGCCCAACTAACCACCTACTGCCAGGAGCAGACAATCGGACAGCCGACAAGGAAGGCACCTGACTGGGAAGGGAAGGGGTCAAAACACACCACCTCAGATATGGGCATCGATGTAAGACTCATACAAGCCCGGCTCAGCGGTGGTCCACGACGACCTGGAGGGCATTGACAGCACGCCCCTGGGATGGCCAACGACCACCCCACCAAGTTGCTTTTCCATGGCAACCTGGCCATCCGGAGGGATCCCAAAGGCCCTCTCGAAGCTGAGCCTCGCCAAAGGCGAGACATCGACGGCATCCTCCTCCACAGCTAAACGTGCGCCCAACACAAAGTAGTCGGACAGTGCCTCAACAGGCACCTTCTTACGTGTAGCCGTCTGTCTGAGGACAGAAAGGGCTGCAGCCTGGAGGACGGGTACACCAAGCGCAAGCGATAGCTCACATCTGGCAACCCCATTAACCCAGCGACGACCAAAAAGTGGCTCCCTCAACCACCTGTGGCTCGCATAGGCTCCAGAAAGCACAGACCAGGGTTCCCGCACCATAGTCCAATAAGGACCCACATACACCGGTGCAGAACGCCCAAACCTGATACCCTCAATGTACGACACTGGACTCTCCAAGGTCATTTCGAAGCCCGAAGCATTTAAAACATCATGGTGGAAGTTGTTGACCACCGAGGCACAGTCGACACTCTCAAGGAAGACGAGGGCATTGTCGCCATCCACTAGCAAGTCATAGTGAATGCCGTAACCCGAGAGGACACCAACACACACAGCGAGCATGATGAGGGTGTTACCCATGCCCGTGTTGAAATCCCCACTCGCCCTACCACCGCGCCTCGAAAACTTCACACCATTCTGAGTCGTCCCCTCAAAGACCTGGGACGCGAGCACGTCCGCCAAACCCCCATGGCCAGGGTAGGCGGCCTTATACAACGCATGCTCATGCTGCAAAAACTCCTCCGTGACGTGGGCCTCGAAGGCCTTGCCGTCAACCTCAAAACAAACGCCAGACACAAAACCCCCCAGCTTACGCCGGATGAGGTTCGCACGCCTGCGTGGACTCAGACCCTTACCCACAACCCTCGTATTAGAGCCACCAAACAGCCGCTTGGCAGTGAGATAACCCCACAACCAATGCTCGAGCGGCTTTAGCCAGGAAGCAACAACCAGATTAAACCTAGGACTCCTTGGAAATATCATCCTAGGCTTGCCGTCACTGGCAGCCCCCAACTTTTCGGCTTTCAGGAAAGCCCTCAGCTTGCGATCGCCCGGCACCAGCGGACCACAAACACGCAAGGACTCCTCCGCGGCTAGATACCTGCGTCTCATTGCACCACCATAACTTAACGCAGTTTCGAGGAGGCCCCACCTTACACCGCGATACCGCCTGGTAATGGAAGCCAGCACCCTAAACGCTGACTTAACACCACCCGACAAAACGGGATCCGGTCCTTTAGGAAGGGGGGCTAGAGATCGCATAACCAAAGCAGCAATCTCGTTGTGGGTGCAGCTAGCATGGACGCCAGGAAGCCACGTCCCCGGCAACCCTGACCTCCATGCAACCCACATCTGCCTACGAGCCTCGGGTCGGCAAACGCAGCCACCACGCACTTCCAGGGAAGCGTCCTCAGCAAGGACATAGTCTATGTCACCGACACATCGACCATACGTAGCAACCGGTTGGTCCTAGGACCACCAAGGCAAGAGAGGTTCCTCTGACAGCTGCTCGCGAGCCTCACGCTCGCGATCGGACAACTGCCAAGCCCACCCCACGGCCGCCTCTACGGCAACCGAGGTAGCAGTGTCAGGCAGACCCTGCTTCTTGCACCACTCCAAGGCACGAGACCTCAGAGCAAGGACAAGAGTGGACTCCCTAGCGCGCAACCACGCATAGGAGCGGAGAGAAGAGAGGAGCTCAGGGAACACGGTCGAAACCGTGCCAAACTCATCCTCAACGACAAAGTATGCCACACGAATGTCGCTAGACTCCCTCTTCCCAAGGACGGACCCACCTCCAAGGATCCTTACCCCGCCCGGCCGATCGGATAGCACTCGGTTCAGTCCTGCGGAATTATTCACGGAGGGGAGGTCTGGTGTCCACCGCCCTCTCACAAATGCTCCCACGGTACCGCCTGGAACGGTACCCAAGACAGAGGCCAAGCGCCGAACCCAAACGGCACGACGACGAGGTCTGGCACAATAATGTGCCGTGAATGGGGCATGCGTGACCTCATCCACACCTGACTCAGAGCCGACAGGTTGTCCAACCCTGTCGACCCTAACGTCCCGGTCAATAGAACCGAAACGTGCGGCGCCGGAGTCCCAGCCGCAAAGAGCATTGGTGGCGCAAAGCGCAACAGCCCCCAATACCCAGCATAATAGGATGGTTGCCCGCCACAGCAACCAAACACACCCAAGCGCTACCAAGAGTAACAGCAGTAACAGCATGACGTACTACCGGGGAAAGCCC